CTAGCATTTTGGCACCATTTGAATCATTTCTACATTGCCATAGTTATCTTTAGAATCGCCATCCGAATAACATCTCACTTGACCATCAGTATAATATCTATGACCTGTTTTCCATCCTATTCCCCTAAGTCTTGCCACTATTTTTTCAACATATTTAAATTGTATTGCAATACTTATTTCTTTAATTCCTTTTCTAAAATCTCCTGTTTCAAGTGTAAATATTTTATATCCTTCATCTTCTTCTAAATCATACTTCCCCATTATTTTTTCAGTTTCTTCTATTAGTTTCTCTTGAAAATTTGATAACACCATTTCATCTCCCCCTTTATACAATTTATTAATATTTTACCATATATACCTAAATTAAATCAAAAAAATAAAGAGTACAGGATTAACCCCATACCCTTCATTTGTGTTTTCTAAATTTTGAGTTTTTAGCAAACATATTATATCATATTTTAGCAAATTAATCCATGTTTCAATGTATCCACGCTCCAGTTTCATCAACTTTGTATCCGTCTGGTGTTGTACAATTCGCATACATTCCGCCTTTATCTCCAAAGTAATAACATTCTCCATCTATCCATAACCACTTATTTCTAGTCATTACACAATTATCTTGCAAGTAATACCAATAACCTTGGTCTTGTATCCATTTAGATTGCCTTGTATATCCCTGAGAATCAAATGAGTACCATTCATTATCAATTTGTTTCCAACAATCTTTAGGAAACGAACTATCAGTATTTTTGTACCACCAACCAGTTTCATTTTTAATCCATCCTGCTGTATTGGCAACTTTCATATTCTTAAAATCATCTAAAGGAAAATTAGTTCCCGGACAATCTGTATTATATAGTTCTTTATGACCATAAATAGCTAAAGCTCCATATTTATTAAATAAGTATTTTAATAGTTCAATACCTGCATTGTATTGAATTTGTGGCATTGATTCTGTCATATAGTTACCTTCAAAGCAAATGCCTATAGAACCTGTATTACTTCCTTGACAGTGCGCTCCTATAACATTTTCCGGCCTACCTTTATAAATAGAACCATCTTTTCTTACTAAGAAATGATATCCGCAGCCAATCCATCCGTTATTTTTATGCCATTCATTTATTTCCTCTATAGTGCAACTTGAAGCATCCGCATTATGGAGTACTATTTTATTTGATACATTTTCATAAGTGAATTCTCCATTAAATTTTAATCCTACATCAATTATATTCATAGTTAATTCCTCCTAAAATAAAAATAAGAGTAACCTTATAGGATACTCAAAAACTATTGTGCTTTATTAACTTGCTTTATTAATTGATTTGCATATACTGATGCACCAGTAACAAGTATACCTTGTATAACTGCATTCGCATTTAGTCCAATTAAGGCTATCGCACCACCGATACCAGCTATTAATAAAAATCCGGGGATATATTTATCTGGTACTTTCTCAGTATTTTTTATTATCATACCTAATACATATAATGCAGGCACTAAAATTAGAGCATTTTCAGTTATATACTTTACAAATTCCATTTTACATTCCACCTTTTATTTATATTTTAATAATGCGAATAACATTGCTATAGCTCCAGTAAGAAAACTTCCCATGACAGTCCTCCAAAGCCATCTAATTGTATCTTCCAAATCAGCAATTCTATTATTTGCAACTTTAATTCTTTCCTCAATAACTTTTCTCTCGAGTTCATCTGTTTTGCTCATGTTCTCTAGTAGTGTCTCTATTTTTACCAATCTCTCCTTGATTTCTTGTATAGAATCAGCCTCATTCATATGTCACCACCTTACTTCAAATTTTGTATAAAAATAAGAAAGAGAACAAATAAATGTTCTCTTTCAAAATTAATATATTTCATTTTTTCTAGCCTTTTCAAGCACTATATGTTTTAATTCCGAAATTCTCTTTGCCTTTATAACAAAACCTAAATTATTAGGGATATTAGTTACTGAGATTTTTTTATAATCTATTGGGATTGTTACAATCTCACCTATACTTGTATTTTGGGGGCCAGCATACAAAATTCCAAGCAATGCAATCCTATTTCCTGAATGAACAGCACCGTTTTTATCGGTATAGCTTCCAATATTCATTAGGAAAACTGGCGAACCACTTGATCCCGGAAAACATGCTGCGTCAATTAGAAATTCTTCTTTCCCATTATAATCGAATTTAGGGTGTGTTGCAGTAATCCCTTTCCTAATTATAGGCAAATTGTTTACCGAATCCCATATTCCATTTGGATATCCAATCATACAAATTTCTTCTATTGCAGTTAAGTTCTCTAAATAATTTTCTTCTGGAATTAAATGTTCCTCTATAGGTGTTATAAAGATTTTTTTCTGTTGTTTTTTTAGTAGATTCATCACATGCCCAATTTGCATGACACATAAATCAACATCTTCTGAAGGATGTTTAATCCAGAATTGTTCAAAGTTTTTTATTTCATAATTTATACGTTCATTGTGATTTGGATTCCCATCTTCATCTGCTAAGGTAAAAATCAGTTTTCCTTCTAATCCATTTTCGACTACGTGTTTGTTTGTTATAACCACTGGGATATACAATCCCTCACTATCTTTAAATGCAAATACAAAACCTGTTCCAGTTGTCATTCCTTTTTCTTTTTTACATTCTATTCTAACTGTGCTATACATAAGTTTTTCTGTTAAAGATAACTTCTCCATTTTACCCCTCCTATTTTACAACATATTAATATGATAAAATAGTTCAGATTACATTACAATATCTTTCTATGATGTATTACTTACCAGTAAATAAATCCTTGTAATACTCTATCAACCCACTTGGCTTCTGTTCTTCAAATAGCTTGCACCTTAGATAATCATCTGTATAAATTGCTAAAGGCATTAAGATAAACCATAACAATGCATATGGTAAGCAAATTTGACCGCATATATTTCCAAAAGTATTTGAGTAATCCCAAATATAAAAGCCTAGCCATATATTTAGTATCAATCCACTTACAAACTCTATTATTAGCGTTATTAAAGTTCCAATAAGACACTGTTGCCACATATTACGATTATAAAAAGTTTGGTACTCATTAAGTCTACCTATTAAGAAGGCACACAAGCCACCAACTACTAACATGGATATGTTTGTCCAACCTCGCCATAATCCCTCTAGTACCATATACAATGCACCCATGATAAATATTAATATTAAATCTTTATACAGTTTGTTGAGTTGCATTTACATCACTCTCCCATGTAATCGCATCGACTTCTTTAACTGTGGTACAAGCTTCAACTTTTGGTTTTAACACATCCTTATACTTTACAATATTAGTAGTCTTCCAAGTCTCTCCGTCTTGTGCTAATTTTAAAAACTGCTCTGCTGTGTAATCGTGACAAGTTTCGCCTTTAGCATAATAACTTACACTTTCAATAGATTGTCCAGCTAATTTAGCAATTTGAAGTTGATATGCTTTTGTGCTTAAGTTAACTTGATTTTCTAATTCAAAATCATATAGTTTTTTAGTTCCGTCAGCATCCGAATAAAAACCATTTATAATTGCTTGATTACATTTTTGATTTAATTCGTTTATTTTTTCTTTTTTAATTAAATCTATATTTTGATTTATTCTAGCTTGATACTCTTCTTCTTTTAATATTTCAACCTCTTCAATTTTGAATCCAGAACCTATAGCGTTTTCTAACATAAGTTCATCTAGATTATCTGACCCATCGATTACAATTATCGTATCTTTTTTTACACAATACCTCATACTATAACCTCCTTATTTAACACATTGCAATAATTTGCATGTAAATTGTACCAGTGACTGTAGTTCCTGACTTACCCCACGTTATAGTCATACTATTATAACCAAAAGATATAGCACCAGTTACATAATCAGTTCCATTATGTAATAGAATATCTACACTTGATGATCCAGATGTTTGTTTACCATTACTACTATATGTTGCCGAATACCCATGATACGTTCCATCGGTTTCACCAATAGAAAAGTAGGAGGTAGCCTCCATAGAAGCTCTAACCTGAACAAATTTAGGCGTGAATGGCAATAATATAGTTTGTGTCCCTGTAGTTTGTGCGTCCCTAGATGCTGCTGTGCGGCAATACTTTTGAGTGGAATTTATTGCTCCTCCTGCTCCAATTTGTTCCTGCGTCGTTCCTACTATAGTATTAAGGTCTAAACTTATTACGCCACCATACTGTGCCGCTAGAGCCACATTGTTTCCTGAACCACCTGTGATTTGTAAAAGTATATTCCCATCTACCCATGAGTTTATACCAATACCCTTATTAGATACTGTATTATGATGTGCGTATAAATTACCGTAATCACAATATATACCCGAATATGATAAATTAGACGTTATTAAATTCATATACGATAATATTGCACTAGAGCATTTACTAACTACAACATCGTGTGCCAAGGCAGTATTAGTAGCGAAGCCTTGAATCATTATAGTACAAGTACAACTTGATACTGATATATTCTTTACAATTCTCGATGAAGATATTACAGTATCGCCAAGTAATGATATAGCACCTTTACCTACGAAACCAGATATAGTAACAATTTCGTCATATGTTCCAGCGGCAACATTTATAACCACAGTATGATTTACAACTTGTGGTATGATGCTTATGGCTTTAGTAATGGTTTTAAACGCAGTACTACTAGTTAAACCGTCATTACTGTCATTTCCAGTTGATGTATTTACATAGTAAGTTATATTTGCAGTCGTTTTTTGTGGAGTCGTTATTAACTTCGCCCCATCTGACAAGTCTGCAGCATTAGGCAATGGTATATTTCCATTATTACCACCAATATATACTCTTTCTTCATCTGTTGTAAAACCAAATTCGCCTAGCAATAAATGGTCTATATTAGCTTTAAGACCTTTTCTTGCTTTTATTGTATCTCCCATATTATCATTCCTTTCTTATTATCTAGGGTCCCCAAAGTTGCCACCATCATAAGTAGCACCATTTCTAGGATCTCCAAAGTTCCCACCATCTATCATAAATGGTAAGTGGCCAGTTAATGTTGTTGAATTATACCATGCTTTAAATTGTGCTATAACAGCTTCTCTCTCCACTTCATTCGTATTGAAAGTATCTGATCTAGCAGTTTCGCTAGTATTGAAGGTTGTTTGTCTAGTATTTTCATTTGCTATTCTAATATTTTCATTATTTATTCTTGTCTGTTCTTGACCATCTATAACATTCTGTCTAGCGGTTGTACTAACTACTTCTGCATTTATAGCTTCAATACCACTAGCAATACTTTCTCTAACGTCTTTACCAAATATGGCTTGTCTTATTTGTGCCACTTTATCAGTTATATTAGCCATTTTGAATTACCTCCTTATTTTAGACTATCTGCTTTCACCATATCTATTATCTTATCCCTAATTATTCTAGTTAATTCATATTGTCCAACATATAAATCACCACTAATATTCACATCTCGAACATCTAATACTCGATTGATTTTCACATCGTCGTCAAATGATATTGCTGTTCCATCACCTCTAGAATTACTACCTACCTGTATCACTGATTGGTAGTCGCCTTTTGATAGAGTCACTCCACTACTTCCTATGTTACATGATAACTCACCATCATTAATGGTTATACCATTTATAGCAGTGATATTATCAAAAGTACCGCCAGTAGCTTCGATGTCATTAAAAGTTCCCTGGTTTACATCAATGTTGTTAAATGTACCACCTTCTGCCTTAATATCGACAGCTACTAATTTACCATCTAAATCAACATAGAATACCTTTTTAGTTTGATTTTCAATACTTATACCATCAGTGGCGTTTATTGTAGTTATGACTTTATTATCGCTTCTAACGGCTCGAATCCCAAATGAACTACCTATCTGAACGTTGTTGTATATACCATCATTTTGAAGTGATGATTTTCTTAAATCGCTAATAACACTACTCAATGTTATAGGTCTATTAGCTATTGTAAGAGTTGGATTATACGGTGCTAACAAATCTAAATCCATAGCAACTATACTATAAATATCATTAACTCCGAAGTATTGATTTATTAAATTTAATTTCTTTCCCAATGTAAATTGGTCAGCTTCAATACCGGATATAAAACTTAAATCTAAGGCATTACTCTTGAGTACATAAAATCCTTGGGTATGTTTGGGTAAGTCAGCAATACAAGTATTCTTTAGTATTGTTGGGTCTGTAATATCTTTATATTCTACAGTTTTTTCAATCACACCATATAGTCCCTTGGCATTAGCTTCTTCTATATAATCATAACCTCCATTAACGGATTCTATAGTTATATTATTAGCACCTAAAGGAACTATCCTACTTCCGATACTAGTTGTATCCTTGGCTATTATCAGATCTTTCATGTTAACGCCAAGACTAACTTCTACTATATTATAATCAATGTAGTCCAGCCAGTTTAAATATAACAAACCATTGACTTCCTCAATGCATATATCGCCACCTATTTTCTCTCTAACTGCCAAGACTTCAGCTAATGTTGTTTGATATGTATAAGTGTGAATTACTTGCGCCACTTTAGTAACATTACCAACATATACACGTTTGCTACTATCAACTTTTGAATTATGGATTGATAATATTTGATTAAGAAAATCAGCAACTGTATTAGCAATAACAGAACTTCCTCTTTGTTTAGTATCATTAAGAAATCCAAGAGCCCCTTCACAGGTCACATCCTTATATATTTTTCCGTCATTATCCATCTTTTCATCAACGTTTAAGACTCTACCACTAAATCTAACAACACCATCATATCTTAGATCGAATACTTTTACCTTAGTAGTCAATTCATGTATATCTGAATAACCTTGATTTGTTGGATATAAAGTAAAAGAAAGAGTATCTACTATAGAAAGTCCTTCTTTTAATGGTAGTTTATTAACATGTGGATCATCTTGATTTGCACTTGGATAGTGTATTACTTTTTCAACACTATTATTAAAAATAGATGCTTGATACATTAGATACTCTCCTTTCTAAATATGAAATTTATTGTACCTGTTCCATTTACCGTTAGGTCATTAGCTCCCTTATTTAAATAGAAACCATATGGTTTGTTATCCCCAGCTGTCAAATTATACGACTTTCCATTTTGACTTATCATAGTCATAGGCAAACTACAATTTATTACAGGTCTAACAGTTCTACCTGGATTATACATTGTTATATCGATAGAACCACTAACGTCATAGCTAGAATCTTGTAAGTAATCCTCTTCAAAATTAAATGTATCCCAAACATTAGCACCTATAACATCTACTGACGATTTGAATGGGTCTGCAGTAAATTTTACATCTAATTTACCAAATGCCTTTGTTTGTTCAAAAGTTGTCGTTTCTTCAACCTCAGCAATAAAGTAATAATCCTTCATGTCATCAAATATTAATTTTTGTTTTCCAACATCAACTAGCCATTCATGTACTTTCGAATATATTACCTGAAGTTCCTCTTTGGTTTCTGCTGGTAGACCTAAAGAAATAGTAATACTTCTTTCAGAATATACTATCTCCCCATTACTACCAATCGTACTAAAGTCATAACTTCCATTCATAAATGGAACTGAATCTTTAACCTTTTTCTTAGAAGGAGATTGGATTGATTTACTTTGCATAACAACCTTGAAATCATTATTATGTTTTCCATTAAAAGTAAAACCTCTTAAACCAGTTATTACTTGCATCATACTTGTCCAACCATCCTTCCTGTTATTATATTTTTATTCCCCATTAATTGATCTATATCGTCTATTATATATTCAGATATAGCCCTTCCATTTTGCAACATAAGTTGTAGAATAATAGGTTGCTTAGAGGTTGTATTATTATTACTTCCTAAAACGCTTGTATTATTGCCTATAGGCTTGTAATTAACACCCATGTCATAATTTCCAGCATTTACATTTGGCATTGCTGCATCTGCTATTGCATTTGCTTGTTTAGATATACTATTTACTGTAGAACCTATACCTATAGCAAAGCCATCTCCAACATATCCACCAATCTTCATCATAACTCTTGAAGGAGAATGTATATCGAAACCCTTCTTGCTTGTGAAACCATCTAAAAAACTGCTAATTAAACCACCAGTCCAACTTTTTAAATCTGACCATGCACTAGATATACCATTTTTTAAGCCAGCCACTATATTCTTTCCTATATCAAGCATTTTTGAAGGTAAGTCTTTAAAAGTATCTTCTATATCTTTTACAACATTCCCCATACCTGTTTTAGCTTCTGTTTGCATATCTGTGCCCCATGTTGTTATTTTAGTTACACAACCTGTCAGCCATGTCCATATCTTATCTGGTAATCCACTAAAATATGTAGAAATAGTATCTATCCATGCACTTACATTTGTGTTAATCCAACCAGCTACATCAATAGCCCATAGAGCAAATTTAGTATTTACTTCAACAAAAGCATTCCAAATCTTATCAGGTAATTGAGAAAACCACGTTCCAACAGAATCTATCCACTGTGGTACATTTGTAGTCAAATAATTAAATATATCTGTTCCCCAGTTAACAACATTTCCTGTTGCTTCACCTAACCCAAAAGCAATTTTATTTGGTAATTCAGCAAACCAAGCCCCCATAGATTCAAGCCAAGCTGGAACACTTTCAGTAAAGAATGTTACAATCTCAGTCCATCCATTAGCAAAAAAATCTTTTACACTTTGTATAAATCCATCTACAAACGTCCTAAATCCCTCAAAATTGTTATACAATAGGGCAAATGCACCAGCAAAAGGATTAACTATAAGCAATAATAGTTGCGCCCAATTATTACTTATAAAATCAACTACAACTTGAAATGCAGCAGGGATTGTTTCTGTAAAGAATATAGCTATTCCGTTCCAAACTTCGGCTGCTTTTGTTTTTATCAAATCCCAATTAGCATATAATGCTACACCTATAGCAATTAATGCAGTAATTACACCAATAACAATTAGAACTGGTGCTGCTATAGCTCCAAATCCTGCTGCTAAAATTGGCATTAAACTAGTAATCATTGTTATTATCGGGGCTAGTCCTGTTACAATTCCTATTAATATACCTAAAGTAGCCACTATGGTCGTAATTGTTGCAGCCAAAGTAGGGTTATTAGCTACCCATTCAGCTATTTTCCCAATAACATTTGCAATGACTGTTAGCAATGGTGCTAATGCAGTCATTAAATTTGATACTGCTGTTTTTAGTTGAACCATCGGATCTGAATTTAAACTTTCTGTTGCTGAATTAAGATTATTTTGATTTTCTTCTGCTGTTTTAAGATTATCATTCATTCCAAGTATTGTATCTGTAACTTTAGTTCCATTTTCTTCCCAAAGTGTTCCAAAAATAGCTACGCCTACTTGGTTTTGCTTTGTCTTGTCGTCTATTCCGGCAACTGCTGCCGCTACATCTTGCATGGCTTTTTTACCTGCTTCGCCACCTGCTGCAACATCTTGTCCCCATTGTTGTAGTTGAGTTGAGGAAATAGAAGTCCCTTGCAACATTGCTGCTGTCGAATCATTTACTCCTTGACCAAATTCGGCAAGTTTTATTCTCCCTTCCTTTAATCCATCTAAAAGAACATCAATGTTCCATGTTCCAGTTTCAACACCAGCTGCCATTATAGCCTGTATTTCTTGCGCATTATACCCCGCATTATGGAGTTGTGAACCATATTCCGTTATTATATCAAGCTGGTCTGGAGGAAAACCAGTTTGAAGTAGTGAATACGTCAAGGCAAGTGCATCTTCATTGCTAATTCCTAATGTCTTTGATAATTCATTAGTTTCTTGAATAAGTTCGGTAAAATCTACATCTCCATATGCGGCAACAATAGTAGCTGCTCCTTGAACTACTGCTGTATTGCTTTCGTCACTTGCATCTTTATTCAGTGCCCATTGTCTTCTAACGCCCTCTAGAGCTGCCTCTGAATCTACTCCATAGGTTTCAACTGTTCCTATAGCATTTTTCACACTTTGGACACTCTCTTCAGGAACATTAAATGAAATATCAATTTGTGTATTAAGGCTAGATGTTTCTAGTGATTTTTCAACTATCTCACCTATACCAATTCCAGCTGCTGCTCCTGCTGCAAGGTTAGTTAATTCACTACCTAATCCTTTAACTGATTCTTCCGCTTTATTAGCTTCTTCAGGTATCTTAGACATATCATCTTTCAAATTTTTTATTGCATTACCATCGTCAACTTTCGAAAGTGATTGTTTTAATTTATCTAAGGATGCTTCTGTAAATTGAATTTCTCTTTGAAATGCTCTATATTGTTGTTCATTTATACTGCCTTTAGAGAATTGTTCATCTACTTGGCTCTGTGCGTCTTTTAACCCTTGTAACTTTTGGCTAGTTATTTCTATCTGCTTAGATAATAATTGTTGTTTTTGTGCTAATGCTTCAGTATTGCCAGGATCAAATTTCAAAAGCCTATTTACGTCATTCAGTTCTTTCTGAATATCTATACTCTGCTGAGTTACATCTGATAAAGCTTTCTTAAGCCCTGTGGCTTCCCCATCAAGTTCAATGGTTATACCCTTAATTCTATCTGCCATATTTTCTCCTTTCTGCCTTTAGAAAGAATCAAAATCTTTCTGATTGGCTCTTCTATTCCTAGTTTTCTTAGGATTGCTCATATCAATGTATTCTTGCATATAATCTAAACACATACCAACTGTCATATTCTCCATATCTTCATTCGTTAATTTACTTTTTCTACACAAACAAAGGAACAGCTCTGTTGTTATAACATCGCCGCTCCCATTATCATCATTTTCTATTTTTTTTTACTCTGCATACTGGATGTCATTAAATCCATTAACTCAGGTAATATTTCGTCTAAAGGAAATACTTCAAACCCATCCAACCAAACTAAAGGCTCTGGGATTTTGCTATCTGATGTTTTGGCGAATACCCATGCAATATTATAAAATAATTCAAAATCAACATTTGCAAGCTTTTCAGCATCAGTCATTTTTTTTGAGTCCATTACTTTACTGAGTTTTTCAAGTTTTAGAATCTCTGAAAAATAATCTTTTCCGAATTGTGATTTATATCTCAATGGTGTTGCTGCTGTAGACTTAAATCTGACTTTCTTACCATCTATTTCAATAGTTTTTTCCATATAAATACCTCCTATGCTACTGTAGTAAAGTTTGTTATGCTGTTAGATGCCATAACACTACCATCAACGCCTCTTACAGTCTTAAGTACCATTGCTGTATAAGCTGTATTATTTGTTAAATCTGATGCAGGATTAAATGTAACTATCTTCTTTGTTTCATCAAGTGTTAATGTTCCAGCTATTTCTGTTCCTGTAGAATTCATTACTATAAAGTTACCTGCATTAACATTCCCTTCATTTATTGCTTTGTTAAATGTCCAAACAATATTTGTATTAACTTCTACCCCTGTAGCTTCATCTAAAGGTGATACCACAACTGTTAATGGAGTTGTTGCCTTTTCATAAACATTGTTATACCAGTTGCTATATACACCTATAGGCGTAGTAGTAGTTGTCTTAGTTTTAACCTTTAAATCTGAAGGCCTAGCGCTTGCAACAAATGTTAATTCATTTGTATTAGGTTCTACACTATCCGTTTTAGTACTAGAACCTACAGATGGCCTAGATGCTGTACAATAATACAATATGTGCCTTATTGCCTTTATATCCCCATCAAATTCAAACATCAACGCAAACGTATTCCCCTTCGCATCTGCTTTTTCTGTAATAGTTGCATCCTCTTCGTCCTTTTCTTCTCCAAGAATAGCAATTGCAAATTCTTCTGGAATATTTGCAATAGTTAAAGTACCATCATAACCTTGGTTATTACTTGCTGAATAATACAACATATCATCAGCATAAAATTCCGTCATGTCACCTCTAGGATCTAATGCTATTTCTGTTGAACCTGGTATAGCTTTAGGTGTTCCATAAATAATACTTCCATCTGATTCAACTGTAATCTTTGAATAGTGTGCATTTTTCAAACCGAATGTAACTTTGTTTTCACTCATTTTATATCAACCTCACTTCGTAAATTCTTTGAAATAATTTTTCGCTTTCAATCCATTCTTCTGTGGATTCATAAGCAATTTCATTTGTATCTAATAACTCTTCAAGTTTTTTCTCTGCTACTAAATCTTTTTTAATTGTATAAAGTTCAATTTGCACATTATCAATCTTTTTATATACCTTGTTATCTGCAAAAAAATTAGATGAATATGGCACCAAATAAGTAATAAATGGAGGCTTTGGTGGTGGAATATTATTTTTTGAAACAAAATGAGAATAAGCTACTGGATAACCAGTAGCTTGTAGAATATTTTCTATATCACTTAGTATCACCCTAGAGCCTCCTTAACTGCATTTTCAAAATCATTTATAGCTTTTTCTTCTGCAGGTCTTATATGTGGTATACCATCTACTCTACCACCATTAACTTTTGCATGCCCATTTTCTAGTAAATGAGTTAATCTATAATCTGTCTTATTGTGTACAACTTGTTTACCATTTATATCGCTTACCGTCCAGCCTTTTGCATAAGAACCTGTAACACCTTTCGGGCTTGTTTCCCTTAAATTTTGAGCCGTCTGCTTCGCTATAGTGGTTTTTGCTAAAGTCAAATCAACTTCAACATCTCTCGAATACTCGGCCATTATTTTAGCAATTTCATTATTTATTCCATTTATTTTCACTTTATTTCTAGCCACTATAAATTCCCCCTACTAATATCTAATTAATTTATTTAAACATTTCTAATTGTCTTAACGTTAAATCAATGCTTGGTGGATTACTATCTTTAATGTTTTGTGCAAGCTCTATATCATATTTACCAAGACCACGTATTTCTAATATATCATGTACGTATATCCCTTGTAACATCGGAATTCTTATTACCACATCGGTCTGCACTTGAGCAACTTTAGCAGCATAATGCCTTGAAAAACCTAAAATTCTTTCTTCAAATCCTATATCTTTATATTTAAATACAGAATTTCCATCTTCATCTTCATAATAAATATCACATACTCCATCACTAAAGCTTGTAAAATCTATATTAGGTACTTTGATTTTCATCTATAACACCTTCTTCTGATTGTTGTACAATTATAATTTGGGCCTGGCACATTAAATGCAATGATAATAATTCACCTTGAAAATTATTTTCAAACATTTCTAAAGCGTGAGAATTTGCATATCTACAATAATCAAATAATAATGTCCTTGGTAAATCCTCTTCTTTAAAATCAAGAGTAGACACGCCTGCTACACTTTTTAAGCGCGCCATTCCTCTTTTAATCATGCCAGTAAGGTTTTTATCTGTCTTTTCATCTTGCCATGTAATATGGAGATAATCTTTCACATCTTGTAATAATACACTAAATTCCTCTTCTGACATTAGATCACCTCATTAAGCCTGTTCTTTAGTTTTAACAACGCCTTGGACCTCTTTAACAGTTACTTCACATGATGCAGGTTGAATTGCACTTATATCAGCAAGAATAAATGCATTATCATCAAGAGCTCTACCATTACCATACATCTTAGTTAAATAGACCCTTTCATCATCTAAAAATCTAAATTCATCAGAATATTCAATCTTTCCTCCGTTTGTACCTGCTCCTATTCCCATAAAATATTTATTACCTAATCCAAAAATAGCCTCATTTGCAGCAACCGCTGGCGATTGGATAACAGTTGTTGGGAATGGGAAAACATCATGCGAATATGTGCCATCCATGCATCTACAAGTTGTAGCTGGAAAAATCTTAGTAAAATAATCTGACGGATTAACTATTAATAAAACGCTGCTTACTGGTCTTGTTTTCCCTGTTGGAGATTTTGCAAGTTTTCCTAAAATAGATCCATAGGTTACAGGATTTAGATCAGATATTGCCATTGCTGTTTTCTTAGGATATACACCTCCAGTTATGGTTACGTCATCTGCGACACTTCTATTCATACCAATAGGTTCATTATTGCCAGTTCCATCAATAATTGCAGTCTCAAGTGCTAATGCTATCGCTTCAGATAAAGTCGCTCTAACATATGCATCTATCCAATCAGGTCCTACAGCAAGCATGTCTTTAGCAACAGGCATATATGCTGATAACTTACAAATAGTAAGATCTATCTTTCCTATAGCTCCAGATAATTCTTTGGAAATTTCTGAATTTAAAGTTCCCCATGTTGCTAATTGTATCCCTTTCTTATTAATAAGTATTTTTGTTAATATAGTTGTATTTGTAAAATTAATTGCATCTAATAAAGGATGTGCTATTTTTATATCCTCTATAACATTATCTATTATAGTTTGAGGAAACGCTGTGTCTAGACCTGCAAAAGCTTGTCTTATATCATCCTTTTTCATTGCATCAATTATGCCTTGATAAAACTTATTTTCTTCGGCTGTTAATTGATGAACCCCTCTTTTTGCAAGTATAGTACTATCAGATGTTTTTTGATAAACATTAAATTCCTCTATAACGTTTTGTTGAACTGATTCAGCAAAACTTGTAAATGCTTGTGCTATTGCATTCTCATCATCACTTTTAAATGCTTGCACTAAATTTTCCTTTAATTCTTGTTGTATTAAGTCTTTTGATTTCATATTATTTTCCCTCCATATTTTTCATTTTAAATACTTGTTTTAATTTTTCTGAATTAGTTTTGCTTGTTCCCTCTTCTGGGGCAGTAATAATTTCACTGCGTTGATTAATTACACTAGAATTTGTTAATTGAATAAGTTCTCTAGCTTGCATTGCTAAAGCCTTATTGTAACTAATCTGTTGTTCAAGGGTTTTATTTACCTTTTGTAATAGCTGTTTAGCTTGGGTAAGGTCAATCTCTTTTCCAACTACTTCATCTGCCAATCCATATTCAAGACACTGTTCGGCTGTTAACCAAGTTTCAGCCTCCAGTAATTCTATTAACTTATCCTCTGTGAGTTTTCCATTAGATTTCTCTAAATAAGCTTGTCTGTTTCCTTGCATAATAACATCTAGATCATCAGCTGCTTTCCTTAATTGAGTAGCATTACCTGCTGCAACATTCCAAGCATTGTGTATCATCTGCATTGTATTAGAATACATAATAACCTTATCGCATCCTGTAAGTATAAAAGATGCAGCAGAACAAGCGAACCCATCTACATAAGCAGTTACATAAGCACTATGTCTACTTAATTGATTTCTAATTGACATAGCTTCATAAACTGAACCACCATATGAATTAATAAATAAAGCAATATTTTGTATATTAGGATACTTTGCCAACTCATTTCTAAAATGATTTGCCGATGTTTCGCTTTCTACTTGCTGCCATTCCCACCAATCAAAATAATCTCCCTGAACATCACCATATATATACATTTCTAAAGTGCTGCTATCAGTTGCAGATTGCTTTAATTCCCAAATTTTTTTAATATTACTCATTATGTCTCACCTCCTTCCAAATCATTTATATCCTGATAATTTTTTGTTATCCAATGTTTTTTACTCCAATCTGTATTTAATAACGCTTCTCTGAGTTTCCTTCTTAGATCATCTACACTAAACATTCCACTTGCTATAAGCTTATCTATCTTTTCAGCTATAGCAAATATATCAATATGCTTTATACATGTTGTATCAATATCTAAATATGAGCCTTTCAAATATTCTTCTTTCCCATATCTCTTTCTATTTATTTCCTCACAAATCATATCAACGAAAGGATCAATACAAAATGTCAAAAAATTATCAGTTACCTTTTCAATGTCAGCTATATCACCTTTAAGTAATGCTGGTGGTATCTTAAGAGCTTGTGCCACTCTTTCAAAAGCTTCTTTAATTAGGTTTTGAATATCAACCATTTCACTGGTAGACTTTTTATTTCCATCACCATTTTGTTCTTCATATTCAACACCCTTACTTAAATTAAGAACTGCATTTTCAGATTCAAAGTAAGTTTTAAATTGCTTTTCAAATAACTCTTGGACTGCTTCTTTTTGTTTTTCATCACCAGTTGTTACTTTATCTAGTCTAACTATTCCTTTTCTTCCACCAGAGCGCTTATACTTTCCAATAGCCATAGTAAGTAAATCATTATAGCCATTCATTAAATTAGCTAATAAAATACTCATATCTTCATTGTTTAACTTGAAATACAATACTTCACTCATTTTGAAAGTTCTATTAAACGTAAAATCTTTTCTAGTTACATTTTCAAAAATATTTTCTACTAAGGCATATTCCCGTTGATAAAAACTATCTGCAATTACCATTTGCCCATTTGCTTCAACAATCAAGCATTCATTATTTTTTAGTATCTTTGATACAAACTCCTGTATAAATTCACTTGAATTCTGATTCTTATTAGGCTCTATATTCCATAGATAGTATTCATTTTGCTTAATTTCTTTATTTCTGAAATATGTCTTGAATTCACATTTAGAAATGCATCCAGATATTAAATTTACTGCAACATTAATAGCAAACTTTTCTATTGCTAGTTTAGTGGCATCAGTAAAGAGTTTTTCATTTAAATATACAGTGTTCTTAGTACCAAACATATCTCTTAAAAACTCTATTATTTTCAACTTTTCACCCCCTTTCTGACAAAATAAAAAAGCCTTATTTTTTAAGACTTCAACATTCCTATAACGTCACTCCATCTTTAATATGTGTAGACTCCAAAATCACTAATATCAAAAGTTTCTCCACTATCCTCTAGTTCTGCTCCTCCAGCACACATGGCTGCTATAAATGCCATAAAACCATCTGTCTTCCTTGACTTCGGTTCTATTTTCCCAAAGCTGTAGTTATCATGTACTTCTGCTTTTAAGCAAGAATTGTTTATATACCACCTCATTAAAGGATTATCTCCCCACACAACATTATGATTAGTAAACTCACTATTAATTATTGGATATATAAGCATTTGATTACTTGGCCTTATCAGCTTAATATTATTTGCACCATCCTTATCACAATCAAACCCAACTACCCTTAATGATTTTGCAAGTAGTGTATATCTGTACGTATCCATCCCCAAAGTAGTAAGATTATATTTTTTAGCTTGTTTAGCTAACCATAAAGCTGGAATATCTGGCGATATCTCTACATCATTAACAAATGTTAAATATCCAGCATCTTCCCACTCTCTAAGTGGTGCTTTTATCCTTCCTAAGTCATTACATTTTTCACACACCCATGTATGCGACAACCAATAGTATTTTCCTAAATATTTAAATAAAAGGCCAGCACTTACAAAATCTGTTGTCTTTGCATAGTCAATTCCAACTGTACAAGTACATCCTTCAAGATCTGGAATAGGTTTATTGGTTGCAATTATATTCTCCCAGCTTGTCACTTCAACATCTTTATTACCTTTAGGTATGTTCATTCTTTTTGTCATGAAAGCTGAATTACTTATAGGATCTTCTTTATAATTTACATATTCTTTTTTTAATTCTATTTGTAAATGTTGAAAGTAGTGCAACGAAGGATTAGCCTTATCCCACATCTTAGGATTATCAACTTCTTTTTCATCATCCAGTTTGCAGATAAATGGCAATAATCCATTATCGTCAATAGCTCCTATCAATATTTGCTCTGCTCTAGATATTAATTTATCAAGTGGACCATCTCTGACATCACCATTAGTCGTTGTGATTGTTGTTCTTGGGTCTGCCTTTTTACCAAGTCCAGTTAAAAATACATTTATTGTTTTATAATCTTCATATTGGTGATACTCATCAAAATCGACTTTCCCTTGTCTACCTCCATCTTTTGTTTTTGCATTTGATGTTCTAAATCTAAGCTCAGACTTAGTTTTCTTATTTATTATAACTTCCTTATTCCAGTCAAAATGTGCGGATAGTTTAGTCTTGTTTTCTTCTAATACATCGTAAACATCATTAAATGAGGTTTTTGCTTGCTCTTCACTATTAGCACAAATATCAATATGATATTTTTTAACTTTGTTATATTGGCTTATTAAACAGAAATCTTCAAATGCTAAATAACCATTCTTACCCGCACCTCTTCCAACTAGAATAAATAAATCTGGCCATCTTAAAATACCTGGCTTAGAATATGTGCAATTATGCAGCGCAAAACAAAATACTTCCCATTCTAACAAATCAAATGGAAAGTATTTTTGTAAACTTAAGTATTTATGTAGCGCTTCTTCATCTACAAATAAATTTTCTTCTTCAAAGCACATTTCTACATAGTCACATAATAATACTTGCTCTTTGCAAACCTCAATTTCTCCACTACGAACTAAATCAATGTAATTTTGTATTTCTGGTATAAGCTTTTTATAGTTCATCGTCATCATCTTTATCTTTTACAACATTATCCGTAGTTAGTCCAAGCTCTTTGAGAATTGCTAATTTTTGTTTACTATACATCAATGCATTTTTAACTGCTGGATTTTCTTTTTCAATAGAGTATCCTGATGCTGATTTTGCTTTATATGAACGACCATTAATTTTGATATCTTTTTGCATTGCCTTTTCCTGTTCAAAGAACCAAATATATTCATCAATCAGATCTAAAAAATGCTCTACATTTGCATTTTTATTTTCTAACTGATTAATTAAAGATTCTCTAATATTTTTTGCACTTGCCATATTTTTTTAAATTCATCTCCTTTCGTGTAATTTTTTCTCGCGTACGCGAGCTACCTGTTCTGTCTTACCTACTACCCGTTCTCCCCATGCCTAGAGTTTTTTCGTTTTTTTGACCCGGGGGTATACCATACAGTCTTATCTTGTCCACTTGCTAAATCTATCCCAACATAACCAATAGGCGATAAATGACCTTTACATTTATCACATGCTCTTCCATCAATTCTATGGTCTCCTGCCTTAACAATCTCTTGCTTACCACACTCTAAGCATTTATATAACATATCTTTATCATTCATATATCTTCACCATCTTTCTTGATTCAACTGAGGTTTAGGTTTGTTATTAAACTTCTCTGGATGCTCTTCATCGTGACAGCTATTACACAGTGAAACTATATTATCTAATGTTAGCGCAAGATCTGGTCTCTTCCTTACATGCTTTTTATGATGTGCACATTGCGCCTTATTATATAAGCCTTTACCTTTACACTTCTGACATTCATTGTTATCTCTTTCTAAAGCTTCAGTTCTAATATGTTCCCATAATGCACTGTTATAAAAGGCTTTAATATTATGATATTGTATTAGCTTATTAATCCAATGTACTAACTCTGTACCCTCCATGTATTCATCCCCTAATCTAGCTTATTATTTATTTCTTTCTCTTTAAGTTTAGTAAGCTTCTTATCATTAGCAACCTTGTTAGGATCTTCTTGCCACTTGCCTTTATCTCTATTGTTAAGCCAATACTTTTGCGCTGCTAAGTCAGGCCCTTTATATTTCTTTACTGATTTTATAACTACAGTCTCTTTTGACAATATGGTTGTACCATCTTCAGCTACTACTTCCTCTTTAACTTTAGTTGGTACTTCCTCATAATATTTGTATCCAGTACAACATTTATATAGTGCTTGAACTACATTATCATTTTTCTTATCTTTGCCTTGAGCAATTGCTCCTTTTAGGTCGCTATTTTCTGTCTTATAGCGCCTAAAAGTCGAGTAACTCATCCCTAATTTTTCGGCTATTTCTTTGTCTGTCGAACCATCTGCAACCCATGATTCTATAAGGCTTAAGCTACTATTTATAATCTCTTCATTTGACTTCATTTTTTCACCTCCAAAAGTGAGCACTTACTATGAGATGGTGTGCTCATTTTTTGATGTATTTCCCTACTTTAAAATTCAGCTTGGAAATTCAATAAATTTAAGTTAACTAACAAAACTACGCTATCCTTTGATTCTTCTAGCTTTGAGCCTGTTTTTTTATTTATTAGATAATAGGTAATAACATTGAGGATTACTGATGTCTTTTTTAAGGCACATATATTAGAAGATATTTTTTATATCTTAATCAAATAAGTACCAGTTTATTTTTTACGCATTATATATCTTCATCAGCAATTTTAGCTGCATCCTCTTTCATCTTTTCTTTAATACCTAAATACCTTTTTGTTTCTTCTATTGATTGATGATTTAATGCAATTCTAACTTTTTCTAAATCTCCACCAGATCTTTCATATATTCTAGTGGCATAAGTTTTTCTAGGACTATGACCACTAATATGTTTTAATCCAATAATCTTTCCTACTTCAGTAAGTACTGCACTATATGATTTTGGTTCTATTGGTTCAATACCACTTTTAGATTTATTTGAAGGGAATGCATACTCTGCCCTTTTTTTACCTTTTATATACTCTCTTAAATATTTTTCTAAGTTATTGCCAATATAAACTTTTCGTTTTTCAGGTTTCTTTCTATTTGGGTATCTATTTAGATTTGTAACCCATTGATTATATTGCTTTGATTCCTGGATTAAAAAATATTCATTGTCTAATGCATCTTTTATTTCTCCTATTGTAAGCTCAACTAGATCTTGCATTCTGTACCCTGTAGCTCTAGCTAATATAAATAACATTAAATTTCTTTCGGCGAACTTTTTACTATATTCAATTAATTCTTCTTTAAATCTCTCATACTTATTTTGTGGTATTGGTGCTGCTGTGCCCTTTTCCCAATCTCTTACTCTTTCCATACTATTTCACCTGCTTTATCGCTCCTTTGTGCCTTTTATAACAAGAATGAGACATCAATTCTTTAATATCACGTTCACTCAATTTATCATTATTCTTTTTATCTTTCATTTTCATGAGCTTATTATAGTTTCCAACATCAGTTTCTTTTAAAACATCTTTTACCCTCATAAAATCCCTCCTGAAATATAATTAAAAAGAGCTGCTATATTATTACTAATATAACAACTCTCTAATACTTATCTAATTTTATTTTCATTTACTAACCTTTTCGGTGTGTCCCATGTAACTACTGGCGCTACATCTCTATTAATTACTATATCTCCATCAAGCTTAGTCTTATATATAGATCTATTCTTTTTTATGAATGTACTATCTCCCATATATTTATTGGATTCATAGTTTATAGCTCTAATTATTTCACGTCTTTCTACTACAGCACTCTTATGTTTATCCTTTAAATGATTTAAATTTCTTTGGATGTACTTTCTAACTGCTTCAACATTTTTTTCAAGCTTTTTAGCAATCTGACTTGCATCATACCCATTTAAATATAATTCTTCTATTTTATTTTTATTTGCTTTAGCTTTCAAAATTGACACCACCTTAAAAATGAATATAGTTCACCCAAACCATTAAACTGGACATTCTCCAGTTTTATAAAAGTGAAATGAGAAATATGAAATTAATTTTTATGTTTATTACTTATTTATGTACCTATATTATCATTATTTAAATTACAAATGTGAGAAATTTTCGAGAAATTTTTGCAACAAAAAAAGAACAAAAACACGACAAAAATACAACAAAAAAAGTGCCAAATATGACACTTTTATTCTCCTAGTCCTCTAGAAAGCTTTGATAATGCTTTATTTATACTGTAATCTATTTGCCGTTTCGTTCTATCTAATTCTCTTGCAACTTTATTTTTTTCTTTACCTTGTATATAAATAAGACTTATAACTTTATACTCTTTTTCAGGAAGTAACTTTAATATGTTATCAATCTTCTTATTTTCTAATTCTAACTTTTTTATATCTAATTTTATTTTTTTAATTCTTTCATCATTTTCATCAATATCATTTATAATTAGATTTTCTATTTCAATATTTTTATTATCTATTTTACAAATTCTATCTCTATATAATTCAAATATATTTTTTATTTCTCCCATTTATATCACCTATCCTTTATAAAATATGGTATAATTTAGATAGGTTAATTAGAGAACTAACGTTCCAAAGTGCATTCTCTAATCAAAGGTGTTCATCATGAACACTTTTTTTCTTTGTCTACATAACTAATCTTCTATATTCATTTTTCAAGTTTTCTTGGGACAATTGAGCATATATTTGAGTAGTTGACGGTGTAGTATGTCCCAATATTCCTTGTACACCTTCAATTCTCATACCACTATTAAGTAGAATTGTTGCTCTAGTCCTTCTAAATTTATGGCAATGAACTCTTTCATCCACGCCAGCTCTATCTTTTATTTTGCCCAATATTAATTGCAACGCTCTAACTTTTATATGTTCATGTAATCCTCTTTCAGCTATAAAGAAATATTCTGATTCCCCAGCTCTTGATTTTAAATATCCTTTCATGTGTAATTTTGCCTTTGTAGAAAAGAAAACTAATCTTTCTTTATTCCCTTTTCCAAGTACTTTTATACTTTTCTCTTCCCAATTTATATCTGATAACTTTATATTATCCAATTCACTAATCCTACATGCGGTACTATCTAAAAGTTCAAATAAAGCTTTTTCTCTTTCTGTCTTGCAAGCTTCCCTCAATCTTTCTAAATTTTCAGGTTTATATGGCTGCAAAATTACTCTTGGAACTTTTGTTTGTTTTAATTTAAATGCTGGATTCTTAAGAATGCATTCTTCTGATTGTAGCCATCCAAAGAAGCCTTTAAGCATTGTTATATACCCATTTACTGTTGTCGCTTGTTTATTCTCACCCATATAAGCTAAAAACATTCTTAAATCCATTGTTTCTATGGTAGAGCATGGTTTATTGAAAAACAAATCTAACTTATTTAAAAACAATCTATAATTATCCAATGTTTTTGAACTTAATCCTTCTAGCCTCTTACAGGCTAGATATATAACTGCTTTTTCTTCTATATCTGAAGTGACTAGATCTGTACACTTAGTAGTAATTTCATAATCATATAAAGTTTCATCAATGACTTTCTTTGCTTCTAATTGCAATGATAAATTTTGTTCTAATGGCTGCAACATTAATGTTAATTTCCCTAATAATCTAATGCTAAATTCTTCATTTAAGCTACTCATTCTTATCATCCTTTCTTTAGCATATTAAGGTGTTCATCACGAACACCTTTTTTACAAACTACTTTTGATTTTAGAATTACAAAAGATCATTCATCTTTCAAAATAAAATCTGTGCCACACATATCCCCTGAGAATCCAAACTCAACACCTTCTTGTTCTTCTATATCCAATCCATTCTTAAAAATTGCTCTGATAATATCTTGTGATAGGCTATCAAATTTTTCTTTTGGTATATTACTTATTTCAATTTGCATTTTATTTGTGTAAGCCATCTATCTATCCCTCCAATTTTAGTATTAACAATCAGCTGCTCTATGCACATAATGTCTTTCATTGCCTTTTATATATTCTTTGAAGTTATCTGTAAGTTTTGTTACTCTCTCTAATGTGGCCTTTTCTTCTTCTAATTCTTTCTTTTGTTTTTTATATTTATCAACTGTGTATTGGCTTTCGTCTAATCCTTTTATAGCTTCATCTACTGCATTCATCGCGCCTTGGCTAATCTCTACTTTTTGTTCTAATGAATGTTTTATTATCATCCAATCTTTATAACTTAATTCTCCTGTTAATTTACTCATTAATTTCATTCCTTCCTACGTAAAATATTAGTATTGCGTAGTAGATTATTTTCTTATTTCCTCTTTAGTTGATTCATATACCATTTCATCAGGTTCAAAAAATGTTAATCCTGCATTTAAAATACTTATAGCATTTATATTACTTATTTTTAAGAACTCTAAATCTTGTTGAAATATTTTCATATATAAAACACCACCACTATAAAAACAACATTTATCTTCTATTTGTTCAAACTTAACTTTTGATTTTGATTCTATTTTTGCGTATTCAATTACTGTTTTTATATTCTTTCTCATTTTTACACCTCTTTCCATTATTCAATAATAAATCTACTATTGATATAATCTTGCTTATTCTGTCCAGCCAATGCAGTTATGCCATTATTCATATGTTTAATTAATTTTTCCTGTTGTGTTTTAGTAATTTCTACCCAACCTCTAAATAAAGATTTATACAATATTTTCATAATTACTCTCCTTCATCAAAGTTCGCACTTTCTACATGTTCAGCACTAATCTTCATCAACGTTTTGTTTATACTCTTCTTCTGTAATTGGAGTTACAAATTCAATAAATCCATTAATTTGTTTTGCAACTAACTTCCTATATGAACTCTGAAGTTTCTGTCTTTGCTCTGCTGTAGGTTCTTTTTCTATTTCCAAGCTACAGCGAACATATGCTTTTTCGAAATTTCCATCTTCATCTACTGCCATTTCTAATTGTTCATCCAATTCAAAATAAAAATTTAATTTAATCATTGCTCTACCTCCATCTACATGTTATGTTTAACTTCTTCTTTGCATTTTTTAGGAATATATCCTATCTTCTCGAGTTCTATATATAAAGCTTGTCTGTTACTTATCCCTTCACTCTTGGCTCTTATTTGTGCGTTAGGGACTATTGTATCTGCTATATCTTTAATAACGCCCATACATTAGCCTCCTAATTTAAAATGGTCCATCATTATCATCATTAACTAGTTCTAAATCATCTGGATTACTTGGATTTCCACTATTTTTATTTGATATAAATTTTATTTGCGAAACTACAACTTCAGTTGTAAATCTTTTGATTTTATCTTTGTCGTCGTAACTTCTAGTTCGTAATCTTCCACTCACAGCAATCTGGCTACCTTTTAACATATGTGTTGCTGTATTCTCCGCTTGTTTTCCCCATATAACCAATGGAATAAAATCTGCTGCTCTTTCCTTTGTCTTGGAATTATAATTATCAACTGCAATTGTACATTGACATACTGGTGACCCAATTGGAGTGTATCTAAGTTCAGGATCTTTTGTTAATCGTCCAATTAAAATAACTTGATTCATTTATGCTGCTCCTCACTTTAATTAATTATTTCTTTAAGCATATTAATAACTTTATCTGCATCCTCTTGGGGTAAATCTACTACATATTCCCCAAATATTTCTTCTAGGCTTTTATCAGGCTCATTAAAATATCTCGTCACAATTTCATGAATGGCTTTATCTTTAACTATCACATAAACAACTCCTTTTAACCTGATTGATTATTCTAAGTATTTAAAATACATTTTCCGCATATTCAACCTGTACTAATTCATTATTATCTATATATCCAAAATTTTTGTTTAACTCATAATTATCAGAATAAAATCGCCTTCTATATTTGCAAAAATCTAAGTCAATGCCAAACTCTTGTCCTCTCATTCTATCCTTAAGTATTTCAATATAGGCATCCTTAAGTGTAGGGTCATTTTTCTTTTCTCTTTCACTATTCTTCTTGATTGATATTGCATAATCAGCCAAATTCGTTATGTCTCCTGTTCCTGCAACATCATATTTAGTTACTTTTGAATTTCCCTGCTGCGGCTTCCTTGGATGAGCTACTAAGTGAACGATAGCTCCATATTTTCTAGCGAAATTCTTTAATTTATTTACAAAAATCTTTTGTGCCATATATTCATTTTTGTAACTATCCTTGAGATCAATCTTCATAAGGTTGTCAATTATAAATACCTTAACTCCTTGCTTTGCCATTTTGTGCATATCGAGTAATAGCTGAGTTTCATCTGTGGTTATACTATCATCTGTATAAATAAACAACTTGTCCTTAATCCATCTATCAATGTATTTAACCCCTATGCTCCCTAAAGTTTTATAACTGTAATCCTTAAATGCCTTTTCAATAAAATGTTCCTCATTAGCTATAGTAGGATACAACCAGCTTTTTAAATTTGAATTAGTTAATTCTGGGCTATATGCAAATATCTTATAGCCCCTACATAAGCTTTCTGCTATGCACATTTGATTTAGGAATGTACTTTTACCATTTCCGTTATATCCAGTTATTATATTTAAACTGCCCATCACAAAACCTAAAAGTTTATTATCAACCTTTTTAAATCCTGTCGGTATCTTCTCCATTGTGTATATATCTACAATTTCAACCTTATCTAGTGTTGTAATTGCGTTATCATGTCCAACCTTTGATTTTATGAACTCAATTTCATCAAATCTCTTTTTTATTTCTTCATCCGTTGCTACAACTCCAGATTGAATATCTACCGCAAGCTGAAATCTTTCTCTAACAATTCTAAAATTAAGCAACTCATTGACGTATGCACTTACATCTGAAAACTCTATACTTTCAATGACTAATTCAGATATATAGCTTGCCATAATACCGTTTTTAATTGCAATTCTAGATAATACTAAAGGATCCACAGTATTCTTACTTGAATAACACTCTATTAAACAATTAAAAACTTTTTGATTGCTAGTACTATAGAAATCTGCTGTTGTTAGCCCTCTATCCAATACTTTTATAAAAGTTTCTTTAGAACTTATACAATTTCCTAATAACGCTCTCTCTATTTCTAAATTAAATCTTTCCATGCTAACACCCTCTCTAAAACTCTCTTATACCGTCACCATTATCATTTACTAAACTAGGCATCTGATTATAGTTGCTATCCAAATAATCCTCATATCTGCCATTAAAGAATGTTGAGCCATTAAGAATAAACTTAATATCTGTCCCTTTAACCTCTTGGGCATATCTCTCAATACATCTTACTAATTGCTCCTTGCCATACTTCTTTAATATGCCAGGTATTTTTTTAATAGCTTGAGCTTTACCCTTTCTATTAGGAAACATGTTCCAAATCTCTTCTTCATCACCTGATATATACATATCTGTGTTTATATATGTGTTTATATCTGGTATAGGTTCCCCCGTTTGGTCATTTGGAATTTCCTTTTTGGTAACTTCCATTTTCCCATTTGGTAAAATGGAATATCCCTTTTGGGTAACCGCATACCACTTAGTTCTATCGTAGTTTAGCTTGTTATAATTTCCATCAATTAAATATCCACCCTCAATCAGATTTTTTAAGATTCTTGATATCTGCTTTTTAGACCAAAAGGGAAATAATTTTTCAAAAGCATTTACGGTATTATATGTCCAGTACCTTTCATCATAAAAATGTTTATTATTAGCCTTATTTTTTTCTATCCAAAAGCCAATATTCTGCAACATAACTGCTCCATCCACGCCAACTATTTCAGCTACATTAGAATCAAACATATAATTCATATTGATACCTCCTTTCAAAAACTATTCTTAAGAAAATCTAGCGCATTTTGACTTGGATTTTCTGATTCAGCTGTTTCAATTTTCAATTCTGTATCAGATACATTACTTATATCTATTAAAAAATTATTATTATCATTATGTGATAATTGTGTTATTACTTCATTATCATCATGTTGTAATTGTATAGTCATAGTATTATCATTTGATGGTAATACATTGGTCATTCTGTTATCATTGTGTGATAACACATTGATAATTCTATTACCATCATGTAAATTATTGTTATTTGCAATATGGTTATATAAAACATCTTTTATAAATTCTGAATAATTATATTGCTTCGTTAGTTCATCTAAAATTACTTTTTCCTTTGGATTATTTTCATTAAGTATTATGGTCTTTCTAACACCTTTAGACATTGCTCTTATCGCTCCAAATTTGCTTACTAACTTCTAATGCTCCATTTATATTTGAATATAGAGCATTATCTAGAATGCTACATTGCTTAGGCAAATTATTTTTTATTACCTCAGTTATAACTAAAGAACCTCCACCAGTAAAAACAACATTATAATGATTTATATTGACTGCTAAGCTAATTTCATTTATTACATCATTTGTAAATGCTGCTAATTCTTTCTGAGATACTTTAATATCTCCCCTCTGAATTGCTTTTTCGATATCCTCTAGCTTATATTGCTTGTCTTCATTTAAGATCTTAAGCCTTGAATAAAAATCTAAAATACCAATCTTATAAGTATTTAATGTTTGTGGTTTGCCATAATCCATTGCAACAACATTTGTTGTTCTACCACCAATATCTATAATTAAGACATTACTTGCTTTCAATTTATCATCTAGTACAAAATAACTTGCGTATCCTTCTGGAACTACAAAGACATCTTTTATCTTAACTGTCATATCTTTTTTCTTATTAGCTTTCACAGTGAATTTAAATTGCTTGTTTTTTAATTCGTCTTCATATTTTGCCTTATGCTCCATTTCACTTATTGGCAGCAATAAAGTTAAATTTGTATATATACTATCTACATCAGGATTTAATTTTGCTATTCCATATAATAATTGAGACTTATAATCTTTATTAGTTTTTATATACTCTTTGCTAAAAGTACCTTTTTCAAAGTAAGTGTATTGTCCATCTAAAAGCACATAATTAAAACCATCTGGATAAGCTTCATAATCCCTACTTAAATTACTTCTGAAATTAATCGGACCACATATATCTGTTAATCCCTTTATATTGTTATTTCCTAAATCTAATACTGTTATCATCTTTACATCTCCAATCAAATAATTTATAATGGAGATAAGGTATTCGCTGTACCTTATCTTAAAAATTCAAATTAAAACTTATTGAACCTTTTCTTGAGGTTCTTTTTTGTTACCTTCAATTAAAGCCGTAATATGTTGTTTACATTTCTCTAATTTATCTAAAACATTATCATCCAAACCTATGAATAAATCTAATAAATCAATTCTATTTTTTGAATCTTCCTTATATCCATTTTCAAGATAATGAATATCTATTCCATTTACATGTCCCCTAAAACTCACAAAAAATTGATGGTTAGTGACTCTATTAGCCCTCATTGCTAATGCTGCTACTTCTAAAATTAATTCTTCATATTGCTCCATTTTTAATCCTCCTTACACAAATTACATATTTTATGGTTCCCACAACAAAACTTAAGCAAATACACTTGTCTAATATTTTTATCCTCAATCTTATTGCGTAATTTATGGCTATTGTGGATAAACTTTGGACACTTTATCGCACGCATTTAAATTGCTCCCTTCTTTCTTGAATCACATAATCTAATTCCTTAATATCATCAAGATTATTTAAGTCCTTGCCTTCCGCCCAACTTAAAAATCTTTCGATCTCAGCTTTTCTAACCTTAAGCCTTCCAAGCTTTAAACCTTTTAAAAAACCTTTGTTCACAAGATTTCTTATTGTTGGTTCATCTGTTTTCAAAAGTTGTGATGTTTCTTTAACTGTAAATAAAATATCTTCCATTACTTAATCCTCATCTTTCATTTCTAATTTTTCTAAAGCTATAACTAATTCATTCGTAAATCCCGAAAGTTTTTTTAGGTTATCAACTATATAATCTACTTTTGGTTTTTCATCTTCTGTTATTTTTCCATCTTCAACAACATCAAGTAAGGTTGTACTCATTTCATTACCTGCACCGAGTAAATTAAAAATGCTTATTGAAAGTTTATAAATATTTTCAATATTATCTTGATTTATTGGGACTACGGTATGTTTGCCTATTGGGCATAATTTACAGCAATAATGGTTTAATAATTCTGGAGTACTATAAGTATCTGAGATCAAAAGTACTTCTTCTGGATATGGGTTTAGACTTCCAAGTTCTATACGGGCTAATCTAGTTCTGTCTATACCAATTTTCTCAGATGCACTTTCTCTACTATTTAAAGCATCATTGAACTTTGCTGCTTCTATTCGTGCTTTATAGAATACATTATCAGCAGCTTTTGTAGCTTTTTTGGACATGTATTTCACCTTCTTTTAGAGTTATAATTCAAATATGTTCCTTACAAGAACTTTACTGTTTAAAAAAAATATCATCTATTGATATTTTAAAGAAATCAGAAATTTTTTTTGCTTCTACTAAAGTAAATTTCACATTTCCGTTTTCTTTTTTATAATATGCTGCTTTAGTGGCAAGTCCTAATATTTCGCACAGTTTCTCTACTGAGACTGAATTATTGTTTCTTAGTACTCGTAAATTTTTATACATAATCTTCCTCCGTTCTTTTGTTCTTATTAGGATACTTATAGTATAGTTTCTTATTAGGAACTTGTCAATAGATTTAAAAATTATTTTTTCCAATTAGGAACATATATATATTTTCCTATTAGGATAATCTATAATTACATTGAGGTGTTAATTATGAATAGAATCAAGCAACTTAGACAAGCTAAAGGTTGGACCCAAGAGGAATTGGGAGATAAATTGTGCGTTAAACGTGCAGCTATATCCAAATATGAATCAGGGAAAATACCATTAACAGATGATACTATCAGGAAACTTTCAGAGATATTCAAAGAATCTACGGATTATATTTTAGGGTTAACAGATGAAACTGATAATTCTATCATAAATGAAATAATAATCCCAAAGGAATATGCAGATAAATATAAAGTAACCTCGAGAGATAAAAAACAATACCTAGAAGAAATGAAAAAAGCTAATGAAGCCTTTTTTATGAATGACGATTTTAATGAGGAGGCAAAAAAGGATATGCTTGATCTAATGGCCGAATTATTTTGGGACGCTAAAGCTAAAAATAAAAGAAAAAAATAA